GCCTTCGTTAAAATGGAACTGGTCAACCCGTCCAAAGCACCACGTTGCATACAGCCGCGGGACCCCGTTTACAATCTCTGTCTTGGTAGGTACATTAAAGCAATTGAGCATCGCGTGTACAAGGCCATTGGGAAGGTATTCGGGGACGGTCCCACAGTTATGAAGGGTTACAATGTAGAGCAAATTGGCCGTATTATTAGAGGGAAGTGGAGGAGCTTCAACCGTCCGGTTGCGGTTGGTCTAGACGCTACCAAGTTCGACATGCATGTATCTCCCGCCGCGTTGCGGTGGGAGCACGAGTATTATTTGAGCTTGTTTGGTGGTGATAGAACACTGCGTAAATTGTTGCGTTGGCAGATGAATAACAAGGGCTATGGATACGCACCGGATGGAAAGTTGAGGTATACAGTCACTGGTAAGCGCTTTAGTGGTGACATGAACACTGGACTCGGAAATTGTTTGCTAATGTGTGCCATGGTGCACGCATATTCTTCACACGTTGGTGTACCTGTCAAGCTAGTAAATAATGGTGACGACTGTGTCGTCTTCATGGAGCAAGAACACTTGGCACGGTTTATGAGTGAAGTACAGGACTGGTTTCTGGACATGGGCTTTCGCATGGTTGCTGAGGCCCCCGTGCACGAGCTGCACCAGATCGAGTTTTGTCAAATGCACCCGATTGAGATTGGTGATGCATGTCGCATGGTACGGAACATACCTGTAGCCATCCGTAAGGACACGCTCACGGTTCATCCAATGACCAACGACCTGCACCGCGAGAAATGGTGCACCGCGGTCGGCACCGGTGGGCTTTGGCTCACTGGTGGCGTGCCGGTGCTACAGGACTTCTACGCCGCATATCAACGAATTGGGTGCATGAGAACTAGCAAAATGATGGACGACCCGACGTTCGCCACCGGTATGAAGCTTATGTCTAAGGGCATGACAGAGGTGTATAGGGTTCCAGATGCTTGGACGCGGGTCCAAGTCTTCGAGGCCTGGGGCATCAGTCCCGATGAACAGGAAACCCTTGAGGAGTGGTATCGTAATTACGTACTGGACCCCGTAATCACCTATGACGTCACCAATGATAGTACCACACTTACCCTGCTCTAGCCGTAAAGGCTGGGGTACAATCTAATAAAATACACAATCACAGGAGTATCCGAACGTAATAATTCAAGAAGTAATGCCGAAGACACGCAAAACAGTGTCAGTACAAATGAAGAAGAAGAAGGCCACCAAACGGCCGCAGCCAGCGCAGGTCACATTGCTCGGCCAAGCCCTCCGGTCTCTGGGTGGTTTAGGCGGCAGCGCGGTGGGATCGATGCTAGGATCGCCGGTTACCGGCGGCGCCGTGGGTACATCCCTTGGCGCAGCAATATCCAGATGGCTCGGCTCTGGCGATTACGCCATTGGGTCAAACAGTGTGGTGCGAAGTTCACTCAAGGCCGCGTCTAGTATCCCTATGATGCACGCTGATGGTCAAAGCATCGTCGTGCGGCACAAGGAGTACTTAGGCGAGGTATTGTCGTCTACCACCTTCCAGGTCCAACAAAGTTTCCCCTTAAACCCGGGGATGAGCGTTACATTTCCATGGTTAGCAGGTATTGCAGTAAGGTTCCAGGAATACCGGATCAAGGGC